GCGATGGCCGAGCCTTCGTTCTTGACAGGAGCTGCAGTGAAGCCAGACAGTTTCGTTTCTTCTTCGAAGCTACGTTCCGAAGTTTCCGTTTCGAAGATCTCTTTATGCTCTTCGCCGTACTTCTTGTACTCCAGACCAAACAGTGCGTTCAGACCGGGCAACAGTTCTTTAAGCAGTTGTGCGCGTGAAATTGCCATGATTTAACTCCTTCTTATACGCCAACGGCGGTTTCGTAAGCGTGCATACCGAAGTTGAACTTAACGATCACTTCAGGATACAGCGTGTTGCCGCCAGATACGTAGGCGGTATCAGGCACAACGTCAACGATGCGGATCGGCAGAGTGTCTGTCGTAGCAGTCGAATCAGTCAGAGCCAGTTGCGAATCACCGTTTACGGTGTTGGCAGCGTTGTCAACGATAGTGGCGTTGTTGCCAATAGCGGTGAACTGAACGCCAGTAACAACCGTGGTGCCCGAAACAACAGCAACTTGGAACAGGGCATCAGGATCATCACATACGAAAGCAGTGATAACGCCGCTGGTCACAGTCGTGCCGGCTGGGAAGTATTGCGAGAAGATCAGTTGACCAGTAACAGGGCTGATGTACTCACAACCAAGGAAGACGCCAGCGAAGCCGCCAGTCGGTTTTGCCGAAGTGGCAGCCGAACGGGCAACAGTGCCGTCATTTACACGAACCAGCAGGTCGCCGGTGCCGATGTTGGTAGCGTAGCCGCTGGCGATACGCATTTTGCGCGTCGAACCTGCGAATACCTGACCACCGATCAGGTTGATCGGCTTAAAGCCATAAGGCTTGCTTACAGTTGGATAAGCCATTGTTTAACTCCTAAATTTAAGAACCTTTACCGAAAGTAACCTTCGTTTTCCGTTCATTGAACAGAGGCATACGAGGGTCATTCTCGCGCATGAAGTTGTTATCGACCGAGTGGATCTGCGCTTCCGCTTGTTCTTGGTAGAACTCGTTGCGCTCACCTACTAGCTCGACAGGGGCTTTGCACAGTAAAAGGCCGCCGATAACTACGTTGTCTTTGAATCGCTCGGATTCGCCGCCAACTACAAAGATTTCGGGGTGATCTTTTGCTAATACGGGTTCCCAACCCTCACGAAACTTACCGGAAACATTCATAGGATCAGACTCGCCACGCGTGCTGATGCGTACCCAACGGAAAGCGTAGCCGGGTTCCGGATTCGGAGTTGGCAGGACTTCCGGACGATTCCACGCTTTTTTGCGTGTAGTCTTTTCACGGGTTTCAAGTTCACGATTCAGACGATTTTCAGCCATGATTTTTCCTCATTTCTTCAGCAACCTGTTTGGCGTATAGTTCCAGCGGAACTCCTAGACGTTTGGCGATAGCAACTTGTGTCTGCGTCAGCACGATTTTCTTGGGTGCAGTGCTGCGAGTTGCGGGAGCTACCACATTCGAACGCTTCGGTTTTTCCTCCGGTTCGGGATCTGCTTCACCGAAATTCTCCGGGAAGACTTTTCGCATACGCGAGTTAATCGCGTCGTAGTATTCGTCCGACTTCGGATCGACTCCGGACTTGACCAGCTTCTGATGCAACCCCAAGGCAAAAGCTGTCATTTCGTCATCGGTACCAAACCAGCTGTTTTCTTGTCGCCAAGATTCGGCTCGTTCGTCCCGGATCACATTACTTGGGGCGTTATTTACGTTTTGTACGCTTGTTTCATCTTCTTGTAAAGGGGTGGGCTTAAAATTATTTACCTTGTCCAGTTTGAGCTTGGCATTGGTAAGTTCTTCTTGAGCTTCAACCACTTTATCGGCTTCACCAGCCTCATAAGCTTGCTTAAACTTGTTCTTGGCGTCTTCTACTTCGGTCGCCGCTACCTTCTTGGCTTGCTCGATCAGGGCTTCTTGGGACTTGTTGAAGTTACCCTTGACCTGCTTAAGCTCGTCGGCCATACGCTGAGCGAGTTCTTCGATAGCCTGCTTCTCACGGATTGCCGCTTCTTTGGCGCGACGCTCGTCGTGATAGCCCTTGGTGAAGTGCTGGATGCGTTTACGCACCTTTTCCGAGTAGCCTTCCAGCTCCTCATCGGTCACTTCTTCAGGCGGCTCCGAGGCTTTACGGTTCCGGTCTTTAGGCGGAGTGTCGTCTACAACCTCGATCTCTACCTCGTCTTTAGGCTCAGCGGCCTTACGGGATGCCTCTTTCGATTCGAACTCAAGGGGGTTGCCCTCAACCTCGATCTTCAGGCTCTCACCGTTGTCGTCATCCGCATCAGGGAATTCGAACGTTACTTTTTCCAGTGCCATACTTCCTCCTTATGCACGCACGATACCGCGTGGGTCGGTAACAACAGCTTGTACGCTGTCGTCGTTCATGAGGCGGTATTCAGCCCCGTTTACCTTGAAGCGCGTACCCGTATTCGGGCGGAACATCACGAAATCACCAACCTTACACCACGTCCCTGTCGGGAAGCGGTCTTTGTCGGCGTAGGCTTGCTCGCCCATATCAATAACTGCGCCCATAGACGACAGGATGTATTCCTCGTGTCGAGTGCGGTCAGCCTTGAGAATCCCTGAGTCGTACGACTCCTCAACCTTTGGCAGAGCTACGAGGATCATGTAGCCCACAGGTCGTGGGAGTTGCGCTTCCATTTCTTCTTCAGTTACTACGACTTCTTCAGTCATCGTTGTCTTCCTGTATTTTCGCAAGGTCTTGGATTAAACGCGCTGCGGCTGCCAGACCCCGGAGGTAGCCACAAGTTTCACGGTAGCCGGCGTAGTCTTTAGCTGCGCCGTCCACTAGGAACTGCATAGAGGACAGCTTGGCGTCCTCCAGTTTTTCGATAAGCACGTCATAGACGGTTTTCATAGGTTATTCCTTGCTCTTAGGTTTGGGTTTAGGCGCCTGCTTCGGCTCCTTCTTCTTAGCTTCTGCTGCCAGAGCAGCTTTCAGCATCTCGAGTTTCACGCGGTCGTTAGCCTGACGGCCCATCTCCTGCGTGCGCTTTTCTTCACCTTCCACGGAACCCGCGGCCTTGGCGAAATCAAGCTGTAGTTTCTTCTCTGCAAGCGCTTGGTCGGCCTGATCCTTCTGAGCCTTGCGCTGGACTTCAGCCTGCTTGATCTGCAGTTCTTGCTGCTGGAGCTGGAACAGTGGATCTTGGGCTTGCTGTTGAGCCTGCTGCTGGGCAGCCTGCTCTGCGTGTGCCTGCTGGAGTTGTTTGCCAGCCTCGGCCATAAGCTTAGACAACTCGTACTCAATCTCATCCGGCAGTTCTTCGCCCGGTGGTGGCAGAGCCACGCCCAGACGTTCTTCAAGCTGCTTGCGATACAGGAAGCCCGTATGCTCAGCGATGTGCGCCTGTAGCGACGCCATGATCTGCTGTGCCTGTGGGTTCTGGCCGATAGTCTGAGCGATCATCGGGTCTTGCATGAAGGACTGGTGGACGGCGATGTGGGCTTCGTGGTCTTGATGGATAAACGCACGGAGAGGCTTACCGGACAGAGCTGACATATTCTCAGACACCGGATCTTTCGGCTTCTGGTCTTCAGCTGTTGGTACGATCTTGTCTGCGTTTTTAACACCTAACACCTCGATCATCTGGCGATGGAGCTGCGGCAGGTCATAGATCTGCGGCGCCTGAGTGGACATCTGTAGCACTGCTTGGTACTGGACGACACGTTGTGCCATCGTCGAGCTGTTAGGGTCGCTAACAGGGATCACATCCACCAGTGCATAGTCAGGCTTGCGTGCGCGACGCTCGCCCGTATCCGGCAGGTAGTCGTACTCACCCGGGGCGTACTCAGCGATGATTGCCTTCAGGAGCTTGAACTCCTGCTTCATAGCGAAGTGGACGCGGCTTTGGACGGCTGCCATCGGCTTCAGGGTGCGTTCCAGCAGTGCCAGAGTAGTACCCACCGGAGCGTTTGCGGACATGTCCGAGATGTTCATGTCGCTGATTGCGCCCAGACGACGGCCTTCTTCGGTGATCTTGTCCAGCAGTCCAGCCAGAACTTGCGACGGCTCCTTGTATGGGAGCGTCATGATGTTGTCTTTGATCGCACCAGACGGCACGTCTACATCACGGAACTCGCCCGGGGCTATCGGAGTATCGTCGCCTTTAACGCGGAGACCACGTGATTTGAGACCGCCGGGGAGGTTAGCAAGAGTGCCAGCATCAACGAGCTGACGCAGGATAGAAGTGCCAGCGCGAGCATAGCCGCCAATAATGTGAATGAGGCCCAGACCGTAGAAGCCGAATCCCGGTACATACACGTAGTGCACGAAGTGCTGACGCTTGAGGTATTTCGGATCTTCTGGTTCCCAGTTGCGGCGGATTGCCAGTACTTCACCGGTGCCTTTGTCGATAGTGATGACGTATGGTTTCGGTAAGTCGTCGTCTTCATCGTCTACTCCTTCGATGCAGTAGTCCACGTGAATCTCGTAGATAGCGTATCGGTCGTCGTCGGTCAGTGAGTAGCCGCCTTCTTCCGCTTTCTTCTTCTCGATGTCGCTGTGGAACTGTACTGGCTCACCGAGGTCGATGTCGCGGTAGAACCCAGCGTCCTGCATACGCAGTACTTCATTCTTAGTCTTACGCATGATGTGCGTAACACGCTCAGCGCTCTCGATATGCGAGGCGCCGTAAGGCACGATGACGTCTTCTGCTGGGATGTAGATAGCCACTTGGCGGCCCAGACGTGGGTCGAAGTAGACCTTCTTGAATGACGAACCCGCCAAGCCCAAGCTATACAGCATGCGCTCGTGCTCTGGCCGGTACTCGACCATGACCTCGGTCAGCTGG